CACCGGAAGATGTAGATGCGGTAGATCTATATGGAAAACAGAAGTGGTTAAAGACAGGGATACTAGATGACGAGACTAATACTGAACATGTATTCTATACGACAGGTGAGCTATTAGCTTTGGCTCAAGACTTTGAACATCTATTAGAAAAGGAAGGAGTAGATATGGACTTACAGGTTTATGGAAGAGGAATGGTTCCAACTATTTTTAAAACTTCTAAATATAAAAACTTACCTATGTTTGGAAGTTCACCTTACAATGACTGAAGAACCACCTTTTCCTAATAATGTAGTTCATCTCCATCCTAATCATAAACCTAAAATTACTTTAGATGTAGGTATAGGAGAGGCAGAGATGACTCCTGAAGAACAACATAACTTTGTTCTTAGTTCTATGGATAAAGTTCAAGAAGAGATTAGGAATAACACTAACATTAAAGGAAGTTTTATATTAGCTTTCGGTGAAGATGGAACAACAGACAATTGGATAATGGGAGATATTAAGATAACATTATTGTATACAGCATTATCTTCTATTCAAAATGAGATACTAAAAATATTTAATGGAGCAGATACTAATCCATTTGAAGAGGTAGATTAAATCATGATATCACTTATAGGTTCACTGTTAGGTTTTGCTAGTGGAGTAGTTCCAGAAATAGTTGGATACTTCAGGAAACAGCAGGACCATGAATTTGAATTAGAATTATACGCAGCCAAGGCTAAGTATGCGGAAGCTTTGACTGCTAATAAATTAAAGGAGCTTGATCTGAAGGCAGAGATACAAGAGTTGAAGTCTCTGTATAAACATGATCAAACTTTAAAGACTGATAATGGTTTCATATCAGCCCTACGTGCATCAGTCAGACCTGTTATAACTTATTTTTTCTTCTTCACATTTGTTGGAGTTGAGTTATCAGTTATATTTAATTTAGTTGAACCTGCTTTGATTGATAAAATTTGGAGTGATAATACAGCGGGACTATTTGCAGCCGTCCTATCCTTCTGGTTTGGTAGCAGAGCTATGTCAAAGGTCATGAGAAAGGATAAATGATCCTCGACGTTTAGCTGTAAGCAGCTTCCTTCTATATCTCTGGTAGGCTACCCTAGAAAATAGAGAGATGTCTCTGTATGGGCTTTAAAATGGCACACAGAGCATTTAGCTGTTTTTCATACATAAAATGGATGTAGTCAGTACGATCTACTTGAATTCTAATTCTCCATCGTCTACAGGTTCTTCACCTTTAGGAGTATACTCATATACATTATCTATTCGCCACTCACCAGAAAATTCTTCTTCAATAAAATCTTCTGGTCTGTTTTCAGCTTCATCATATGCTTCTTGAGGAGTATCAGCTTCTACATCAAGATATGTATCTACAATAAGTGTAGCAGTTACTTTATACTTTTTAGTCATTGTCTTCTCCATCTATTTACGAAATGATTCTTTAAATTCTAAATCTTTGATACGCTCTTCTAACACAGAGGCAGCGGTATTAAATCTACCACCGTCTTGATCCATTGACTTATAGATATCTTTTAATATACCTACCTCATGTTTCAAAACATCTATCTTGTTTTGGATGTCTTTAATTACTACCACTTTGTTTTCTTCCCCAGCATTTACGCCATAGCCATGCATCTAAGTTACCGATACTTCGATGGAACCATCTAACTATTTCAAGTTTACAAATCAAGCACATTCTTTCTGTCCTGTATCAGGATCAAAGTAACAAGCAGTACCTTCCGGTTCGTTTGCTTCTACCTTATTAAGGATACCATATCTCTTTCCTGCTAATCTAAATGTAGTTACTCCTTTTAGACTTCCCTTCCAAGCTTTCGTATAGATATCTTTAAACTCAGGGAAGGTAACTTTATCTCCTACATTAATTGTTTTAGATATAGCACTATCAACATAAGGTTGGCAAGCTATTTGTGTACTAAGGTGAGCATCGGTAGTTAAATCTTCTATGGTCTGTCCCTTCTTCTTATGTTTAGCATAGACATAATCTTTAAGAAGAACGTTTATCAAACCAAACTCTGTATTAACAGTACGACTTACTTCATGAGAAAAGGTAGGTTCTAATCCACTTGATATGTTATCCGCACAGAAGCTGATAGTACCAGTAGGAGCAATAGAAATTAGATGGCTGTTTCTCATACCCTGTTTCTTAATCTTAGCTTTTAAATAATCAGGAAACCTAGAAACAAATTTACCCTCTAGATATTTCTTTGCATCATACAAAGGGAAGGTTCCTTTTGTTGCTGCCATATCTGAACTTGCTTCATAAGCTTTGTGAGTTAGAGTACGCATAAGTTTATGTAGGAACCTAACAGTAGATGAGCTACCATACTCCATCTCCATGAGGGTAAGAATATTACCTAACCCTGTTATACCCAAACCCATACGCCGTTTAAGATCTGCTTCCTTACGTTGTTCGTTAAGAGGATAGATAGTTCTATTGATTACATTATCCATAGCTTTGACTACGATAGGTATATCTTTAATGAACTGATCAAAATCAAATCTGTATTTTAAATTACTCCCAACCCGTTGTACTGCTACATATTTAACAAGATTAAAACTACCTAGTAAGCAAGCTCCATAAGGTGGTAGTGGTTGTTCACCACAAGGATTAGTAGAAGCTATAGTCTCACAATAATAGAGAGGATTCTCATCATTGATACGATTAATAAATAATACTCCCGGCTCTGCCCAATCCCAGTTAGCCCTCATGATCTCATCCCATAAAGCACTGGCATCTATTTGTTTATATACTTCACCTTTAAACTTTAAATCAAAAGGTTTTTCATTAACTACACAATTCATAAACTCATCAGTAACACCTACTGAAATATTAAAATTAGTTAAAGCATGACCGTTACGTTTAGACCTAATAAACTCTTGAATGTCGGGATGGTCTACTCGTAACACTCCCATCATGGCTCCTCGCCTATGACCAGCCGATACAATAGTTCTACAAATAGCATCATAAATGTGCATAAAAGAAACAGGACCACTAGCGGAGCTATCAAGACTAACAATCCTATCACCGTTAGGACGTATATTACTAAAGTCATAGCCAATACCACCGCCCCGGCGCATTGTTTCTGCTGCTTGTGTAGCTTTCTCCATGATAGACTGCATACTATCTTCGATAGTGCCTGATACAAAGCAGTTGTAAGCTGTAACATCTCTTGGACTTCCCATAGCTGATTGGATTCTACCGGCTGGCATGAACCGCATGTTTAATAAGATTTCTTTTAATTCTTTGAAGTGTTCTTCATCGTCTGACATATGAAGACTGATACGTGCCATACATTCATCAAAGGATTCGTTTGGTAAGCGGTACTTAGAAGCGTGAAGATCATTACAAGATGGCACAACTGGTCCGTATTTAGAAACAGGTTTCATTTTTTTATTCTCCAATAAGATGTGTAAGTAGTTGATTAAGTTAAGGTTTTTATAAGATGATCAAGATACCATCGGGCTTTCTTCAAGTCCTGAATACCATGCTTATACTCATATCTTAACATGTATTTTAAAATGTTGCCACGTAAATATCCACAAAAATGTTCACGAGGTACAGAATTTTCTATAACATCTATAGTTTCCATAGATGCTTGAGTGTAATGGGATGGGCTATGAACTTCAGGATCTTCAAATCCATGAAGAGGGCAAGCAGGATCAGGGATAGGACTACTGTCAAGTTCAACACATGAGCAATCGTTGTCAGTCATTCTTCTTTACTCTCATCTTTATCATTGATCAATACATTAATTCGTTTACGTTCAAAGAAAATTTCTTTATTAAAAATTTTCTTAACAAAGGATCGTGTAGAAACAGGTTCAATACCAGCAAGGAAACATATCTCTTCAAAGTCTGTAGCTGTTGTTCCATACTCTGTAATAAACCATTGAGTAGCTTCTCTACGATTACGTTTAACTTCTTCTGAATCATTAACTCGTTTCTCTTTTGTTGCATCAAGTAGGGCTTGATATATAACAGCAAGAAATAGTAATTGCTCTGGACTTTTAGAAGGTGCAGGATATTCTTTATCTTCAACATCTACAACAATAGAAGTACTGTTACTTACAAAGGTATTAAAGTGATCTAATAAAGAATTATATTCTTTATAAATATGAATAGAAGTTTTTACTTTTGTTTTTTTAACCATTGCCGTGGTACTTTACCCTGCGACCACATAAACTTATGACGATCACACCAATCAGCATAGGTTGTATTAGATCTGTTATTTAATTTATTGTTAGCATTCTGAAATATAAATCTAATATCTAAATTAGAATGCTGTTGTTTAATTAGTAAATGTTTCTTTCTATCGGCAGGTTTAAAGTACCCTTTGTATTCAATAAAGAAACCATACTTCTTAAAGAAGAAGTCAGGAGTATAATGTTTAGATACAACATAAGGTATCCTGAAATCTTCATAGGTAAATTCTATTTTGTTTTCAGATAGATATTCTGCAAACTCCTTTTCTGCTTTGCTACGATACATTCTACTCTTCTGATAAGATATATTTATCTACTAGTTCTTCAACATTTTTACA